TTTATGGATTTGATTGACATGTAAAATTGCAATCTAATCTTGATAATAAAAATTTAATATTTTTTTATAATAATTTAAATATTTAAATGTATATTTAAATAATGTCAGTTAATAAAGAAGATATAATTATTTCCTATCATGTAGAAGAAATTGAAAATAAGGAAGAAAATAATTTTAATATTGAAGAATTAATGGCTGAAATTCAAAATATGACTGAAATTGGAAATGCTGAATTATCAGATAGCGATTTAATGATTCCACAAATGATTAATTATAATGAAAATTTCACAGTTAAAGAGCTTTTACTTATTTGTGAATATTACGGTTTTGCTAAAGATGTAAAATCAAATAAATTTAATAAAGAACAGATTATAGATTTTTTAGTTTCATTCGAAAATGATCCAAATAATTCTGATATTGTATTTAAAAGACAGAATATGTGGTTCTATATGAATGAACTTAAAAATGATAAATTCATGAAGAAATTTCTTCTTTGGTAAATTTTATGTCTTATAAAAATATTTTGTATTTAATATAAATATAAAATATTCTAATAAATTATATAATGGTATTATCAAAATTAGATGGAGATGTAAGTTATCCTGAATTAAAAAGTGTTGATTCTGGAGATTTAAAAACGGAAGCTAATTTATATCAATTAGAAATAAAAGACATTGACGTTATTATTGCAGTTGGTAATTCTAAAAATACTTATGAAGATAAAAACATATTATATTTTCCAATTTATTTAGTTAAACACAATAATAAAGTAATTCAAATAGGTGTTTATGAAATACGAGCATCTGACTATTTGTCATATCTTGATAATTATAATAACTTAAATATAGAAGAAATGGATGACCCACTTATTTATTCATTTGTAACCAAAGAATTTTTAAATAAAGTTAGACTTAAACCAGAAGTTCCATTGCATAAGCTAGATAAAGAGGAAGGGGAGGAAGCAGGAATCGAAGGAGAAGAAGTAGAACAGAGTGAAGAAGAGGAAGAAGAAAAAATTGTTGTGGACTATGATATTCCACCAGAACGCGAAGATATATTTGTTCAAATTAAAGGTGTTCCTGTTCCACCATTATTACCAGAAGAAACTCAAAAACAAGCAAAAGATATTAGAGAAAAATACCACGAATCTGCAAATGATACATGGATTGATAAATTTATGAAAAATAAAAATTTTACTATTGTTGATAATGAAGGTGGAGGAGATTGTTTGTTTTCCACAATTAGAGACGCATTTTCTAGTATTGCTCAGCAAACTAGTGTGAATAAAATACGCAAGAAATTAGCACAAGAGGCTACTCAAGAAATATTTGACAATTATAAGGAGCAATATGATATCTATAGTGACTCTTTAATGAGAGATACAAATAAAATCAAAGAATTAGCAAATGAATATTTATTGTATAAACAAAGAATTACAGAAATAATAGATAGAGATGAACAAAAAAATATTTTAGCACAAGCCAAAGAGGTTAAAAAGGAACATGACCGCTTGGTTGAAGAGAAGAAAGTTTCCGCTTCTATTTTAAAGGAATTTAAATTTATGAAAGGGATTGAAAACCTAGACCAATTTAAACGCGCAATTAGACATTGTGACTTTTGGGCGGATACTTGGGCTATATCCACATTAGAGAGAATATTAAATATCAAGTTTATTATTCTATCTAGTGAAAGCTATAAAGCCAAGGACGAAAAAAATGTATTGCAATGTGGACAATTAAATGATAAAGTCTTAGAACAACGCGGACGTTTTACACCAGAATTTTATATAATGGTTGATTACACTGGTTCTCATTATAAATTAGTTGGATATAAGAAAAAATTAATTTTTAAATTCAGTGAAATACCGTATGATATAAAGAAAATGATATATGAAAAGTGTCTAGAAATAAATGCAGGTCCTTTTGCTATTATTCCTGATTTTCAAAAATTCAAAGCAAGTCAAAAGAAAACTGTCATTAAAGAAGCGCAATATGAAGACTTAACAGAGGCTAAATTGAGAGGATTATATAATGACGATATTGTCTTTCAGTTTTATTCAAAATCACTTGATAAACCACTTCCAGGTAAAGGTAGTGGAGAGAAAATACCGAATGACAGATTGCGCGAATACTCTACATTAGCTTCTATTCCTCAATGGCGTAAGAAGTTGTCAAATTTTTGGGTGCAACCATTTACATTAGATAATCATAAATGGGCTTCTGTCGAACATTATTACCAAGGTTCTAAATTTAAGAAAACACATCCTGATTTTTATTTAAGCTTCTCTCTAGATTCTGGAACGGATTTGTCAAAAGACCCAGCTATGGCAAAGGCTGCTGGTGGAAAAACTGGTAAATTAAAGGGCGAACTTTTAAGACCAATTGAAGTAACTACCGATTCTGACTTCTTTGGAAAACGACAAAAAAGAGAAATTTACGCCGCTCAATATGCTAAATTTACACAAAATGAAGATTTAAAAGCTATGTTGTTAGCTACAGGAGATTCTAAACTAACACATTATATTAGAGGCGCAGAACCGGAAGTATTTGATGAGCTTATGTTAATTCGTGATAAAATTAGAAAAAGTGAACTATAATTTATAATAAAATTATAATATTATAAAATATAAAACAATTATTGCAAAAAAAAACAAATATAAGGTATATTATACGTAACAGCACACCATTTACTAAAACCACTACCGTGTTGATAAGGAGAAAAACTATATATATAATTTGAATTTGACATTATATGAAATTCTTTTAATGTATTAACTATATTCTCATCACTATTTTTTTCTTTATAGGCTATATGTGTAGTATCATGAAAAATTGTTTTTATCTTTGGGAATATTTGAATTAACCGAGATTTTATTAAATTTTTATTTGATATCAAAAATATATCATCATCATTTTTTAAAATATTTGATTTTATAATATATAATATATAAGACATTCTCTTAATAATATTTTTATAATTGTCATCGTCTTCAAATCTTATATGTATTACTTTAAAATTGTTTTTATTTAAATTTAGACAATTCATGGCTGATATTATTTTATCATTCAAATAATCATTTGGTTGTAAAATTTGTGCCAGCTTTTCTTTATGATGATTTTTAATTAAAAATTCATCTGGATGATTAATTAAATATATATACACATTTCCATTATAAATATCTAAAGAGTTTATATAATTTATTATAATTTTATCAATATCTTTATATTTATATGTTATAATGTTATTATATTTTTTATATACGAAATTATTTATTTTTAAAAAAGGTATATTTTTTGATATAGTACTTTGTAAAGACAATTTATTTTCGAAATATGATAAATATTTTTTAATTGGATGTTCATTTATATGAAAATCTATATTGATATTATATTTTTCTGTAAATTGAAGTATATAAAAACAACAACGAATAAAATCACCAAATCCAGTTACTGGTTCATTGTTTAAATATTCGTATTGATATACTATATTTATTTGATTAATAGAATTGCTAATTTTATTGCTTTCTCCATATTTTTTTATATTTTTTAAAAATTCCCATTCGAATTTATTGTCATCAATATCAATAATTTCATTTTTACTATCTTTATTAGGTATTTTTACATTTTCTAAAAAATCTAAATTACTTTTTTTATACATAGGATTATTACTATTTACTAATAATACGTTATCAATACTTTTAAAATCTTTTAATTTTTCAATATCATTTATTTTTTTTTGTAAATGAATATTATCATAACTTTTTAATAAATATTTTTTTTTATTTTCATAATTGTCAACCTTTTTAGATAATTTATTGAGCCTATGTGTTTCATTTATATTATGGTTTAACTGGTCTTTAAGAAAATTATTTAACATTTAGATATATAAATGTTAAAATATAATAATATTATAATATTATTGCAATTGAAGTATTTAGTTATCTTATATAAATTTAGACTTTATCTTTAGACTTTATATTTAAGGTATTATCAAAAAATAGTTTCTTAAAACATCCTTTGGTTTGTAATGTTTTTGAATAACTTAATAGACCTGTACATGAGTCAATTAATAAATCTGTTTGGGTGAAAAAATCTCCTTGTTTGTCTTCTTCAATTTTGATTTTTCTCTCAAGAACCAAAAGATGAAGAATATATTTGAGAGTAGTTGCCGTAATGTATGCACGTTTTTGTGTGTCAAATTTTTCAATCTTTAAAGAATAAATAAATTGATAAATGGTTTGAATGATAATGATAAGATTTGGCACATCTTTACTATCAATCTTACCATCCTTAATAATTTCGACGGCAGATTTTTCAATATCGGTTAATGTATTTGGACTTAGAGAGATAATATTATTAATAATACTTATATGTTCCGATGTAAGTGAAATAGAAATCTGTTTTTTCATCTCTTCGTTTTCAAGGGACTTTTTTACTAAATCAACAAGAGTCTGTTCGATAATATTTGAAACGATGCCAGCTAGAGGTTCTGAATCATAAATAAAAGATTTGGCATCCGTATTTTCAGATATAGGTGCAGGAGTAATTGCTGGAGTAGGTTCTGGAGTAGGTGTATCTTCTAGTGTAGTTGCAGGCGTAGGTTCTTGAGTAGGTTCTGGAGTAGGTCTTAGAGTAGGTATTAGTTTTGATAGAAGTTTTGATAGATGGTTTGGTGCAGGAGTAGGTGATACTTCAGGTGCAGGACTAGGTAATACTTCAGGTGCAGGAGTAGGTAATACTTCAGGTGCAGGAGTAGGTAATACTTCAGGTGTAATAGTAGGTATTACTTCAGGTGCAGGAGTAGGTTCATGACTTGGAATTAATTCAGGTTCAGTAGTAATACCATGACTGGTAGTATCAATATTAGAAGTTTCTAACTCTGACATATAATATAATTAAATATTTAATTATATTTAAGTTCTAAAATAACTAATTATTTTAGAATACAATTACTTCCTTTTTCATCCATTTTTGGAGTTTTCCCAAATGGTTTTGGACAGCATCCATATTTAGTTCCAATACAACTAGTAATTGCTTTTACACC